GTTCTGGATTTTAACTCGTAGTTGGTGTCATTATCAAAGAAGTCATACTTCGCATACTGCCCTTCTGTTGGTATAATGTCTTTTTTAAAGTATTCCTTAATAACAGGGTGAATACGGGCTTCTTGAGCCTTGCCGAACGAATAACTCTGTTTCCAATGCACCATATAGATTATTACTTTATTAAATTCGCCTAAAACAAACGAAATACTTTCTTTGGATATATAAATGGATGACATCGCGACTATCAAAAAAAGGATTAAAACACCGATGACCGACGGGGATTTGGAGAAATATACTGGCGTGAAAAAGGAAGACATTATAAAATATTCGGATTTAAAAAATTATCCTACTATAACGGATCTACTGCCTGATGAAAAGGACTTTAGGATTATTTTAATAGAAGATAAATATAATAGCGGACATTGGGTGGTTTGTCTGCGGAATGGTAAGAATATAAATTATTTTAATAGCTACGGTGCGAAATACGACTACGAATGGAAATTCATTAATAGAATGATTAGAACTTGTTTAGGAGAAGATACTAATGAGATGACTCGCTTAATGGATAAAGCGGAGGCAGACGGATTCAAGACCAGTTATAATAAAACCCGATTCCAAAAAATAGGCAACTCGATACAGACCTGCGGTAGATGGGTTATCTTTAGGATAGAAACCTTCAAGATGGGATTCACTAACGACCAGTTCAAGGAACTTGTAGATAAATTGAAGAAGACCGCAGATGCAGAGGTAGGCGGCGGGGTTGGTAATGATTTTGTCGTTGCTAAATATGTCAAGGGTTAGAACTTCTTTTTGGCTACTTCTTCAGGCGTTTCAAGATTCTTGTAGTATTGTAATGATTGGATTATTTTTAAGATAGCCTGTATATGTTTCATATAAATCTTATTTGTCTGTTTATCAGTTGATTTCATCAAGGTAGCATTCATTACTGCTAATTCATTATTACAAAGATTTAACAGGTCGTTTATATTTTGTAAGTTTAACATTATAATATTCTTTTAGATTTTTATTTTAGGGTTTCTAAAATAAAAAGTAGAGAGAACTAATTAATAGGGGGTAAAAAGGTTGGGTTATTAATCCTTTTTAATATAATTGGATTGGATTGTTCCTACACTTGTCGCCATATTATCAGCGGTTTCTTGTAAGTCTTTCTGCTGATCGCCGAATTTACTTGTTAGATAAATCGCACGAAGCATCGAGCAACCTACCTTTTTACCCAGTATTTTATTTAACATGCGAGTCATATCTGTTGATGAGTTTAGCGGTAAGAACGGAACGGCACACTTCTTTTTGGCTATCTCTTTCGCCTCTGGGTGGAACTTTAAATATAATTTTAAGATTTCCTTGAGTTCTGGCTCTACTGGGATTATCTGCTTATTATACTTCTTCTGGGTCTTGTAATTATTAAATACCCAGTTCCAGTCTGTAATGTCTAAATAGTTCTTTGTAGTATCCTCTGGGACTTTCCTTACTATCAGGCAATCAATATAATCTTTGTTCCTACGAGGCGCTTGTAGCGTGTAGAGAGAAAGAATAACCAATTTAAGAAGGGACTGGTATTCCTCTTGTGTGATTTTCTTTTTGTCCTTAATCTCGGGATATATCTTCTTTAATTCCTCTAATTGTTGTAGAATATCGGATTGTTCCATCCAATTTTCCTTTACCTTTGGGGTCTTTTCAGTATTGTCTTTGAGAGATTTATTTAATTTGTCTAAAGGATCGTAGAACTTGGCGTAGAGTTTCTTGAACTTGGCTTCTGGGCGGTCTTTGAGGGCTGACACTACCGCTATTAAGTATGTTCTACGAGTATTGGGTTTAATACCTTCTAATTTTCCTAAAATCTCGTCAGGTTTAAAAAGAAATTTGAGGTCTTTGATCGGTTTTCCACTATTTAACTTTACCAGATTGTGAATATATAATTTCTTGCTTGACTCTGAAATATTTGGTTTGTATTGGAACGGATCAAAAGTAGGAACTTCCATTATATAGATTATGAAGAAATTAATCTTTAGATTATTCGCGAATTAGGTTTATTTTTGTATTTTATTTTGTAGGGATATTATATAATGTCTGGTTCATATTTCGCTTTGAATTCAAAGATCAACAACCTACAAGCGGAGATTAATGCTATTATTATACCAAGTCCACCTCTTCCACCAACAGCCGATATAGTGACTACAAATACAGCCCAGACTATATCTGCGGTCAAGACCTTTAGCGTATTACCTCAGTCTTCGGTTGTTCCTGTAGTTGGAGATGATTTTGTAAATAAGACCTACGCTGATGCTACTGCTGATAATACAACACTTTCACAGGTTCTTACCGCTGGAAACTCTGCTACGAGTCAAGATATTACAAATGGAGGGACTTTTACTGCTACTTCTTTTGTAGGTGCTTTAACAGGTAATGCTTCAAGTGCTACAACCTCTACTAATATCGCAGGTGGATTAGGTGGTTCAGTCCCTTACCAATCTGCAGTTAATACTACTGATTTATTAGCGAACGGAACTGCAGGACAAGTTTTACAATCTAACGGAACTACTCTTGCTCCATCTTGGCTTACCTTACCTGTTGCTGCTACTCCTACTCTTTCTGCTGTAATGACTGCTGGAAACTCCGCATCAACTACTCTTAATATGAATACTAATGCTATTTCTAATATTACAACTGCTACTGCTACTACTTTTGTAGGTGCTTTAACAGGTAATGCTTCAAGTGCTACTAATGCTACTAATGCTACTAATGCTACTACCTCTACAAATATAGCAGGTGGTTTAGGTGGTTCTATACCTTACCAATCTGCAGTTAATACTACTGCTTTGTTAGCAAATGGAACTGCAGGACAAGTTCTTACATCACAAGGCACTACTCTCGCCCCTACTTGGGGGAATGTTCCTGTTAGATTTATAGGAACTAATTTTACTACTATTACTGCATTATATACACCATTAACAGCACCATCACGATATACATCAATGTTATCATTAATAGTTCCTATAGTTGCTGCTAATTTATACAGAATAACCGCATCTATAAATTTTCAAGCAGGAGGTGCATCTACTTTAACCGATTCTGCAATGGCAGTAGGCACTGCAGTCGGGGCTGGACTTGATCCTCCTTTTACCTCCTTTGCTACTATCTTCGCATTAACATACAGATCGAGTATAACCCCAGTCACAGCGAATACGATGTATGCACAAAATGGATTTGTTCTTTTAACAGGAACTCAGTTAGGCGGGACGGGGACACAAACACTATATTTAAACCTTATATTTAATGCAGCCTGTGGAATAAATGGAACTCCTGATAATGCCGCAACATACACACCTTCGTTTAATATTGAATTGATTGGATAAATATTGTAATATAATATAAATGATCGGATTTATTATTGGATTTATTGTCGCTTGGATTAAACAGGTTTTAGACGATTTTAAAAAGGGGTAATATTATATGTTAAGTGAAGTGTTTTATACTATACTATTGACTACCATTTCGGGAATGGTTCTTAAACTCTGTAGTATGGCTTATAAGTCAAAGTGTAAAGAGATCGCCTGTTGCTGTATCAAGATAATCAGAGATGTTGAAGCCGAGATCGATATAGATGAATTTAGGATTAATCATCCACCTGTTCCTATTACAGATAATTCAACGAAAAAAACGACTGATGAATAAATTATTATCAAAATGATATAGAAAGAAAATGGTATAAAATAGTATAAAATGGTAGATTATAAAAAAGGTAAAATATACGAGATTGTATGTAGGAATACAGGTCGTCGCTATATCGGTTCTACTGTAATGCCTTTAGTGAAAAGATTAGCAACTCATCGTAGTAAATGTCATCGTAAAATGGCGGGTGGAAGTAGTTCAAAAATAATAATAGATGGTGATGATTATTATATTAATCTTTTAGAAGACTTTTCTTGTGATAATAGAGAACAATTATTAGGTAAAGAAAGAGAATGGTATAATAAGACTGATTGTGTAAATATAAGACGACCACTTTTGACAGATACTGAAAAACAACGATTAGAATATTTTGCTGCCTATAGAAATACAGATGACTATAAGATAAGAAACGACGCTTATAATCAAAAAAGAAGAGATAATTATACAAAAAAAACGACTGATGAATAAATTATTATATATTTAGT